CAAACTATTCCCTGTTACGCTGATATTAGAAGACGCACTATCATCAGTTGATACTTTTACAAACATATTAGCTTGACCCTCTTCTGCATATGCAAACGGAGCCGTACCTGCTGCAAAATCTACAGTTTCAGTGCCAATAGCAATAACACTCCTACTAGCAATTCCTGACAAACCGCTTACACATGTAAACGGTAGACTAAACTTTAATACGCCCAGTGCTGATGAAACTGAGCCTATTTTTATGAATCCATGTATATGCACAGTCCTTCCAATTTTCGTGTATGCTCCGGTGGTATACGTAGCTAATGAAACTGATCCGGATGTTGACATGGAAGCCGTAACTGTGTATGTTCCTTCTTCGTAATCTGAAAGCTGGTTCGCTGAAGTAGTTTGTCCATCAAAGTAAATGCCTTTGCCAGATCCTAAATAAGCGTTTTCCGCTAGTGTTAAATCACCATCCGTCTGGACTGTAATACTTGCAGTTCCACCTTCATCTTTAATCGTTAATGACTGACCAGATGCAGGCTGAATGTTGTTGCTAGTAATCGAGTTATCTTGAATTACACTCATACGATCACCAATGTTCCATGTACTGCCAGTGACCCTGCACTGGCTTCAATGTCGATTAAGTTGCCCATGTCATTTCCATGTACTGTGCAATAATATCTTAAATTTGAAGGCGCACCTCCTGGAACTACAAAAGTGATTGACCTTTCACCAGAAGATCGTCCTGCGTTAAAATTTGTCGTATTTGTATAATCTGATTGAGTAGCAGATGAACCATTTAGTTTGTATGTCACTCCAGTAGTGTATGCACTTCCACTTGTATCTTTAAAAGACAATGGATGTCCATCATTAGTGCTTGCAGTCTGGTTAAATGTATAAGTGCTACCTTGTATCATTCTTAATCGTGGATTATTAATACCATCAACCAAGTATATATTTGACCCATTTAATGATCCTACTGTCACCGTATAGGTCAGAGTCTCTGCACCCACTGAGATCGGTCCTGCTATGGCAGCGTTTTCTCCTGCACGGATGATGACATCATCGTTGATGGTGCTTGCATTTCGGAACATAAACTCTGTGGACATCCCACCTGTTCCACCTTTGGCAACGGTCTGCCCTCCTGCACGGATCTCAACCTCACCCTTTTGGGTGACTTGAGTTCCATCCATTACTGATCCTATTGGTTTCATCGCTAACTCGCTGAATCTAAGACTGATGCGTAGACTGCTACGTTATTGGTCACGTTTGCTATTGCCAGTGCATCCCCACTTTCTGCGACAAGTTTACCTTGGACCAATTCCACAGATCCTCCAACGGGTATTCTGAGGTTTTTAACAATGTCCTGACTAGCAAGGGTGATGTCACACTCTGAGGTCTGAGTCGCATGAGTGTTACAAACCAGAATACCAATGATAACATCTGTGCTATTAGCAGTGAAAACTGTGCCAGATGTTGCTTTGTATCGATTAAATGTTGCCATATCAACCTAACGCAATGCTGAAGATTATTGCCTGTGAATCAGCGTATGATTTAGTCGCTGCTTGAAGTGCAGATGACGGGTCTGCATTGAGTGTGACGGTTCCTGCAAAAGTCGCATTTGCACCACTCATGGTAAGGACCGTTGCACCAGAAGACTTAATATCGTTTCCTGTGACAGTGAGATCTCCTCCTATGGTCACATTATCTGAGGTGTCCATAGTGATCGCAGTCCCACCATCTGATGCAAGGATTTCGTTTCCTGTAACCTTGAGTTTGGTACCCACAGTGACAGTTCCTGTCCCATTCGGAGTCAGGGTGATGTCACCATCTGCACCATCTGTCAGTGTGACGTTTCCTGTGGTGGAGTTTCCTGTCTCGAGGACCAGATCAAAGTTTCCTGAACTGGAGATCTTACCTGATGCACCACCATTCCCAACCACCACCTCACCTGTTCCATGAGGACTGAGGGTGATGTTGGAGTTGCCAGAGGATGTCCCAATACTGATTGCACCACCAAATGAGGTTGCAGTAGTCAGTACCGTGCCTGTCTCATCTGGCAGAGTCAGAGTCCCTGAAGTTCCAGTTCCTGTGTACTGGACAGTGACAAAGTAGTTGACCCCACTACTGGAGTCATCAGTCCTGTAGTTATAAAGTTGGAACGTGGAGAATGCCATTTTCGCATACTCTGAAAAGGTAGAGTTATGCTGAAATGTGAAGATGTCTGAACTTGCTACATAATTGACTGCTGCAGGAGAAGACAGGTTGGTGATAGACCCTCCTGCATTCACAGATCCTCCTGTGGTCAACTGAACCTGATTCCCAGAAGCATCTCTGTAGTAGAGTTCTCCTCCAAACGAATACAGTGCTCTCAACTGGTCTGTGGGTTGTGAGGACTGATTCTGAAATGCAGACTGCTTGACCTCTGTGATTGCATTGTCATTGAACTCCAGTGTGCCATTAATGTTCATAGCACTTGGAGTGATCCTCACCCCCTTGTTAGAGGTGTGGTCATGAGCATCTATTGCATCCAGAGAGGTATTGAGATTAGTACCCCAATCTGGTGCAGGAGTAACTGCAACGGTGGACTTCGTAATCCCTGTAATATTCGTTCCGCTAGACATATCTCAAAAGAAGAAAAGGTCTACTTTGACCGTTGCTCCTGCCTTCAGAATGATCTGAGTGTCAGGAAAATTATTCGTTGTTGTGGACACAAACACACTGGTATCTGCATTCTGTTTGGTGACGATGTATCCCACAAAGTTCCTTCCTAGTCCGTGATCCACAAGGGTGTCTGATGTCCCAAGTTGAACGTCTGTCTTATGCACCCCGTCTGCAAAGGGGAGTGACAGGAGAGGACTGATTGCAGTCCTGATGTTGCTTTGGAGTTGGTCAATTCGTGCATCACCTGTGTGAATCTCCGTAAAGTTAACTCTGCTCATGCGTAATAGAACTTATGATAACTGACCACATCTGTGACGGTTTGTGGTTCACCTGCATCACGGTTCTGAGATTCAGTAATGATCCGTTCACGCATCTGGTTTTTCTGCAGAAGCAATGCAGTCACATCTGCTTCTTCTTTGATCAGTATCTTGATTGCTGAATCTATAATAACGTACTCATCCCACCCTGAGTAAAAGTCAAACACTGACTCCACTGTGCCGATCAAAGTGGGATCAGAAAGTGCAGAGGAATCCAGATCCGTGACAATCGTTGTGGATGTAACAGACTGCACCGTTTGTTGACTGTTATAATCGTCTGCCAAGAACCCAGATACATTTACCACATCATCTGCAACGAAGGAGTGACTACTGACTGTGTAGGTGGTGGTAGTTCCTCTGGTGACTGCAGATGGAGTGACAGACTCCAGTTTTCTTGGATCAGGGATGTAGAAGATCTTGATACTGTCATTTGTAGAGGGGAGTGGTGTAAAGATGATAGACCCCTTCTGAATGCGGTATCGGTAATCCCTTGCCCGGACGGTTACTGAGTTTCTGGTTCTCTCAGCCCAATTGTAACGTCTGAGTGGGACAGATTCAGTGGACGTTACCACCAAATCCACCCCTCTCGACTTGTAGAAATCTGATGGAAGACTGTAGGAATCAGTTCCAGAGGTCAGAGAAAACGAGTGGGAGGTTGTGAAATAGTCCTCATTAAAGTTCTCGATAATGAGGTTATACAACTCCCCCCAACTGTTATTCAGATAACGTGTCAACTCTGTGTCAGTAACGAACTGTGAATTTTCGTTATCGGCACGTTGACGAGTCAACTGTCTCAACTCTGAAAGAGATACCAAATCAGTCATAGCTCATCACAATTCCGTGCATTGCCATTAAAACAGCTTCCTCATCTCCACCTTTGACTGCTTTGACAAGTTCTTTAGCCATTTCTTTTTGCTCATCAGAGTATTCATACTCTTCCATCTCT